GGTCACCAAGGCACTGAAAGCGCTGGCCGAGGATGGAGTGCAGGCGGAGAGCGTGCGCCTGATGATCGTCGGCTACCTGCGCGCCTGCCTCATGGGCTCCGATAGCGACAAGCGTACGGTGCGCCTCCTCGACATACTGGAGTGCTTCATGAAGCCCGCCACCGGCCCCGAGAAGGAGGCCCCGCTGCTGATCGCCTTCGGCCGCTACATCTACGGCTGAAAGCCCAGCCCCGGGTATAGATAGGGCTGAAAGGAGCCCGGGGCAACAGTGAATGACGCAGAACTCCGAGAGTGGCGCAGCCGCCTCCGCATCAACAAGCACCGCCTGGACGACGAGCTGGAGGTGCAGGCGGAGAGCCAGGAAACCATCGCGCAAAAGGTTCAGGCGGCCGAGGCCCGGATGATGGAAGCGAAGGAGGACCTCCAGAAGACGGAGGCCCGCCTTGTCGAAGACTTCCGCGAGGGCGGCCGTGCTGCTGGCGCCACCAAAGACCTTGCCGAAGCCAAGGCACGCCGGCATCCGGATCGCATGCGGGCTTGGGAACGCTTCCAGGCGGCCAGCCAGGAACATCGTGCCTGGGCCGACTTGCTGGAGGCCTGGAGGAACAAGGGCCGCGACCTGCACGCCCTCGGCAAGCTCTTCTCCGACGACTACTACAGCCTCACCGCGAAGTCGGTCTATGCGGAGCGCCCCAGCCGCGACAGCAGGCCCCCTAGCGAGCGCTACGAGCGCCCGAATACTCGCCGGCAGGCCGAGGCCTCCCCCGAACTCGAACGCGCGCTGACGGGGCTCCTGGGCCGCGGTAAGCGCACTCCCCTGGAGGACTGATGCGATGTGCATGGCTCCCTCTTTCTTTGACTACGTGCTCTGGGGCGGCTTGGCGCTCCTGGGCATGTATCTCGTAGCGCGGCTGGCAACGGCCGCTTTCTTCAATTCCAAGCGCCAATACGACCAACAGAGGATGACCAATGGCTGACCGCCGCAGAGAAGACGACGAAGACGATCGCCCCCGCCGCAGGGGTCGCGACGATGACGAGGATCGTGGGTCCAGGCGCAGCAGCCGGGACGATGACGATCGGACCTCGCGCCGCTCCCGCGACGACGATGACCGGGGCAGCTCCCGCAGGGGCCGCGAAGACGACGATGACGACCGGCGATCCAGCCGGCGCGGTCGCGACGATGATGACGACGACCGCGGTGGCTCCTCCTCCTATCGCTACGAGCGCCGCGACAGTGAGAAGACGCGAGAGCGTGCGAACAAGGGGAACAACGACTTCGATAAGTTCCTCAAGGACCACATCAAGGCCTTCAAGGTCAACGACGGCGACAACCGCATCCGCATCATTCCGCCCACCTGGAAGAAGGCCGATCACCACGGCCTCGACATCTACGTGCACTACGCCGTTGGCGCGGATCGGCAAAGCTACCTGTGCCCGAAGAAGATGAAGGACGAGCCCTGCCCGGTCTGCGAGGCCCGCGACGAACTCAAGCGCGAGCTCAACGACAACGAGGGCGACAAGGACCTGGAGAAGCAGGTCAAGGCGCTGGAGCCGAAGCGCCGGGTGCTGGCCTATCTGATCGACCGCGACCACGAGAAGGAGGGTCCGCAGGCCTGGGCGATGCCCTGGACGGTCGACCGGGATACCGTGCAGGTCATGACCGACAAGAGCACCGGCGAGGTGCTCCCCATCGACGACCCCAAGGAGGGCTACGACGTCGAGTTCACCAAGAAGGGAGCCAAGGATCGCACCGAGTACACCGGGGTCGCCATCGCGCGCCGCTCCTCCCCCCTGGGCAAGTCGGCGTGGCTGGAGTTCGCCATCGACAACCCGCTGCCCGACCAGCTCGTCTACTTCCCCTACGAGCACATCGCCAAGGCCTTCGGCGGCAAGAGCACCAGCCGCCGCGAAGACGACGATGACGATCGCCGCGACAGCCGGCGGAGCCGCGAAGATGACGAGCCCAAGAGGGGCCGTGACCGTGACGAGGAAGAGCGCGGGGGCGGCAGGGACCGGGACGACGACCGCGGCAGCCGGAGCCGCAGCCGCGATGACAGCGCGCCGACCTGGGAGTCCATCCACGACATGACCAAGTCGGAGCTGGAGGATCTGATCGAGGAGAAGGACCTCGACATCAAGCCCAAGGATGCGAAGGACGTCGACGACCTCCGCGACTGGGTGTGCGAGGAGATGGGGATCAAGAAGCCGAAGCAGGAGGAGCGCGGTAGTCGCCGAGGCTCCGATGATGACGGTGACGACGATCGCCTCCGCCGCATGCGTGAACGCCGCGAGCGCGACTGACATGGCAACCGCTGCAAAGAAGAAAGCAGCGGCGAAGCCCGCCCCCGCCAAGAAGGCCCGGGGGCGGGCTTCCCTCGCTGAAGACGACACGCCGGTGCGCTCTTCGCGTCGGAGCCTGGAGGATGATGTCGAGGACCCCGAACTCGCGCAGCACGCCTCCAACTACTTCGCCAAGGTGGAGAGCGAGGACAAGGAGTTTGTCTCTACCGGGGCGGCTACGCTGAACTGCGCTGCCGGCGGCGGCTGGGTGCTTGGCCGCGTGGTGAATCTGGTCGGTGACAAGAGCGCCGGCAAAACGCTCCTGGCAATCGAGGCCTGTACCAACTTCCGCATCCAGTACCCGAAGGACCCGATCCGATACGCGGAGAGCGAGCACGCCTTCGACGAGCCCTACGCAGCCGCCCTCGGGCTGCCCGTGGAGTCGGTGGAGTTTGCCGAGAAGACCGACCCCGCCACTGGCAAGAAGCGCAGCGACGCGAAACCGATCCGCACGGTGGAGGACTGGTACAAGGACATGAAGGCCTTCCTCGACCGCTGCAAGGCCTCCAAGTCGAAGCGCGGACTCTACGTCATCGACAGCCTGGATGCCCTGAGCGACGAGGCGGAGATGAAGCGCGAGATGGGCGAAGGCACCTTCGGGGTCAGCAAGCCCAAGCTCCTCGGCGAACTCTTCCGCAGGCTCATCGCGGACATGGATGAGTGCAAGGTGATGCTGATTGTCGTGAGCCAACTCAAGGACAAGATCGGAGTCACCTTCGGAGAGAAGCAGACGCGTGCCGGGGGCCGGGCCCTCGACTACTACGCGACGCATATCGTTTGGCTCGCGGACCTGGGCCAGATAAAGAAGACCGTGTCGGGAATCGAGCGCATGGTCGGCCGGAAGATCCGGGCGCGCTTCAAGAAGAACAAGGTCTCGCTGCCCTTCCGCGAGTGCGAGTACCCGATCATCTTCGGCTACGGCATCGACGACCTCACCAGCAACGCTGAATGGCTGATCGAGCACGGCCGCGAGGAGCTCCTCCGCGAGCACTGCGACATGAGCAAGAGCGGGTACGCGAAGCGGATCGAGAAGCTCCGCGACCTCGGGGGAGAGCCCGTGCGCATCGTCCGCGAGACGCTGCGCAAGCTGGTGTACCAGGAGTGGGAGAAGGTGGAGCGCTCCTTCCTCCCCAAGGCGAGGAAGTACTGACCATGCCACCCGCCGACCAGAACCGCCTGCTCCTTTTCCTACAGGGCCGCGCCGCCTTCCTGAGACGAGAGCTCGCGGACCTCGTCGAGCGGGAGGCGTTGCTCCGCAAAGCCAAGATGTTCGCCAGCGCGGACGCCATGAAAGAAAGGGTCGCCAAGACCAGCCGCGAACTCAAGACCGCGGAGAAGAAGCTGAGCGCTCACGAGCGCAGCCACAAGAAAGGAGAGCTGTAATGATCCCCCTGCATACCGCCAAGAACACGGTGCTCCAAGTCCAGCGCGAGGCCGACGCCCGGGGCCTCCACATCAACGACTACGACGCCGGCCTCGCCCTCGATCTCGCCAAGGGCAGCGTGGAGACCGCGGTCGGAATCCTGGGCACCGGACTCTTCGTGGTCGCGGCTCGGGGCTTCGACTCCATCCGCAACATGCCACCGAAGTACAAGCGCAACAAGGGCAGCTTCCCCCGGAAGGGGGAGAAGCGCAGCAAACACGCGAATGCGATGAAGGCGGCCACGTGATCCGGGCCATCGGTATCGACATGGCTTTTGCCAACGTGGGCCTTGCCCGCGTGCTGATTAATCCGGAGGGCCCCCTGGTCTCCATCGAGTGCCTTGACCTGCATCTCCTCCAGACCGAGCGCGGGGACCGCAAGGTGGTCAGGGCCAGCAGCGATGACCTGCGCCGCGCACAGGAACTCCACGCCGGCCTCCGGGCCTTTGTGCAGGATGCGCAGTTCGCCTTCGCCGAGGTCCCCAGCGGGGCCAAGGATGCGAACGCAGCGCGGCTCCTGGGCATGGCTACCGGGGTCCTGGCGGGGCTCCAGATTCCGGTAATCGAGGTATCCCCGATGGAGGTCAAGGAGGCCGTCACGGGGAAGCGCAGCCAGAAGGGCGTCCCGAAGCCGGTCATCATCGAGTGGGCGGCGAAGCGTTGGCCCGATGCCCCCTGGCTTCGCCATGCCCGCGCCGGCAAGGGCTACAAGCCCGGCGACCTCATGAACGACAACGAGCACCTCGCCGACGCGATGGCCGCGGTGCAGGCCGGGGTGCGCACTCCCGAATTCCAACGACTGATGGTGCTCCATGCAACTTCCAGCTCTTCTCGTCAGCGACCTCCATCTCGACGAATCCCCATCGACTGAGTACCGCTGGGCGCTCTGGCCGTGGATGGCGAAGACCATCCGCGAGGAGAAGGCTAAGACACTTCTCATCTGCGGCGACCTCACCGACAAAAAAGACCGGCACCCCTCGGAGCTGGTGAACCGCACCGTGCGCGTGATCCGCGACTTGCAGCGCGACTGCCCAGGCGTGGAGATTGTCATCCTCACCGGGAACCACGATTGGCTGAAGGGCGGCGAGGAGTACTTCCGCTTCCTGAACAGCCTGGAGGGCGTGCGCTTCATCACCGAGCCCCGGGAGGACGAGAAGGACGTGAAGGG